TTTCAAGCCCTGTTGTAGTTTTTAAAGCTGTATTTAAAATCTTTTTTAATTCTTCATTAGATTTTAAATTTTGCATTAAATCTATTTTTTTTTCTTCATTTTTAACGTTTTCTTTAATCATTGTATTACCTTTAAGATTTACCATTAATATTAATTATTAATTTTAAATAAATCATTAATATTTATAATAGTCATTTTAATAGTTAGGTCAATTAATTATTGATAATAATTTAATTTTTTTTCAACTTATAGTTGTCTTAACAGCTGTTAATTTGTGCCAATCTGACGCTGTTAAAATTGCATAGCTTAGGTACTAGCTATGTGTTTTCTGCATACCTAATAACCCTATGCAAAAATTAGATATCTAATAATTGCATAGCTTAGACTTGACCTATGCAAAATTTGCATATATAGTTTAACTTTATCAACTAACAATTAAAGAGGTTAATTTATGAATACAAATGAGAAAATAGAAAAAATAGAGCGTGAACAATTTAGAAATAAATTGAACGATAATCTAGATAAGATTAATTCAACGCTAACAAATCTTAATAGAATTTTAAGCGTTAATTTAATTTTTAATTTGCAAGGTACTGACTTTATTAAAAAGAATAAAAAACAAATTGATGAAGTAATACCTAGTTATATTGAAGTATTAAACGCCATTAATAAAAATATAAAATGAAAAGTAATTATTCTGGCGTATCAACTTTATATTATAGATGGAAAGTAGTTAATTATGGTTGAATTATTTTATTTATTTTTATTAATAATGCTCGGTTGCGTTGGTATCATTATTGCAAAGCATAATATTAATGTAATTGAGCATAAAAACAGGCAATATTTAAACGCCATTAAAAGCGTTAAGCCTACAATAAAAAAGCATGATTAAAAAAGATTACATATTAATTGCGAATACCCTTGCTAAAAATAAAGTAAGCAATGAATTAATTATATCTTTATGTGATGTATTCAAAAAAGATAATGAAAAATTTAATGCGAATATCTTTATTAGACATATAGAAAAAAAGAAAAAACTATATGAGCAAGTACAAGATGCAATAACAGTACCAAAAAATCCCTTAATATAAATTGCGAGGGGGCAAATTTTACCTAGCCCCCTTGACTTCCCCACTTGACATTGAAATTATAAAATAGTAATCTGATTCCATAACAGAAAGGAATACAGATGAAACAAATAATGTATGTATCAATCATGTGGTTATTTCTTGGTGCGTTAATCGGACTAATGGGATAGTTATGATTGATGAAAATGCGTAGCCCCTATCGGTAGCAATATCGGTAGGGGCTTTTTTATTGCTTGACACAATGACACACCTTTGATATTCTGTACCTATCAATCAACAACAAGGAGTTATTATGATAGATATAGAAACAATGGAACGATTAGAGCGTGAGCAACGAGATAAACTTCATGCTCAAGTGGTAGTACCTAATAAAGAAAAAAGCTATCACATAAACAACACAGAAAAACTAAACACAGCTAAGGATATATTCAAGAAAAGTAGTGGACTTGATAACATATCCCAGTTTGATATGAAGAAGTTTAGAGAAATAATGTTGGGATAGCTATGAAAAAAATAACTATTGATGAATACTTTAGTGAACTTATAACTAAAGAAAATTCTGAAAATGAAAAAGAGTTTATCAAGGCACAACAAAGACTGAATGAAAATATCAGTAAAGATGTGCTTGAACTTGTTAAAACTCTCAAAGCAGGTAGTATAAATCCACCTAGAGATTTTGTTTTTATGGTATATTTTAGAGTACTATGGGGCAGAATAGAAAACTTTTATAATGGCGAGGATTTAGACGACTTGAAAGCTGTATTTAATGGCATTATGAAAGATAATGATGATGTTGCAGAAGTATTAGATACTGATAGGCGTACTCTTAACTAGAATTTTTACTCCCTCTTAGTAAAAATAACCCCCTTTGTGCTTGACACATTGGGGGTTTTTTGTTATTGTACCTATTATGAATAAAGATTTTAGAAAAATAGATTTAAAATTAATTAAAGCATCAGAAATAATTATTAAATTAAAAACAAAATACTTATCTGAGCCTAGTATCTATGCAGATATACATAAAATAGATGAACGACTAGAAGAAATAAGTAAGATAGTTAAGAACGATAACTCCAAATAATACTTGACACATCACAACATATTTGTTAAGTTGCATTATGTTTAAACATAATCAACCAAAGGACATATATGTCATATCAAGATGATACACACTTACTCAAGTGGCGTAGGTCTTTAAGGCGTAAAGCTATCAACATACTTGCGTTAATTGAAAACAGGGGCGAGCCTTGTGAAGAAATTGACCAAGAAATTATTAAGCTAAGGCATGCTAATAATATGTGGAAAGAGCAAGGCGTATGGGAAAAGCAAAGTGTTTCTGTACCATTGCCAGAGCCTAGCGACTTAAACTTCCAAGCACAAGATGATTGAGTTAATACTATTTGTTTTCTTTGATATAGAAAATAGATTAGGTAAGTTCTATGTGCTTGACCAAGTGTTTCCAACTTATGAGCATTGCCAAATGTTTCTTGAAGAAAAAGTTTGGCAAAGAAATGATGTTGGTTTAACATACTGCACTACACTTGACACAAAACATAAATTGAGTTATGATGTAGGTGTTATATCTAACTGGTAGATATAATATTTATAAACATAAGCTCTTTGATAAGTATATGGGGTAGCGATTTATGAGGTCGCTATCCCATTTTTTTACTTGACATTAAAATTCTAATCTGATATAAACATACTTACAACAAGCGAGAGTTAGTTGTACTTACGAATTGTCTGTTAACGCATAGTCAGACAAGTAAGTGGGGTGGGATTGTCTTAAAATAAAATCACATTTGCGTGGTTGCTTGCCTGTGCACAGGTTAAGTAGGTTGCCCACCCCGAAATTAATCTATAACAAAGGAGATACAATGCAACACATTGATGTACAAATCGGCAAAGTATCTGACCATATCTACAATCTATTAACTGAAACTAAAGCTAAGAAGTTTAAGGCAGGCTTTATGAAAAAAGATGGTAGCTATCGTGTTGGTACTTTTGATTTAAAAAATCGTGAAACATGGAAACAATCTGATGGAACTATGTATAAGCGTAAAGGTAAAGAACGCACAACTAACCCAGATGAATACATACTTGCACATGACCTTGAAAAGAAAGCACCTAGAAATATTTCTGTTGCTAATTTAAAATGGTTTAGTGTAGGTAAAAAAGTCTATAAAATCAATCACTTAGTAGAAGATTCTAATGTAAGAATATTTGAATTTGAAAGAGTTAAATTTAATTATGTTGAGGCATTGATGAAAGCTACTGAATCTAACATAGATAATATACTTGAGGTTGTATGATACTAAAAGAAAGTAAAGACCATAAGATAGTCATATGGAAAGCTAGTGGAGAAGTAGTAATCCATAAGATAGAAGATGATAACATTGATGTTAAGTCATTGTTAAATGCTGATGACATTGAAAAGTATATTGGCTATCATCATAAACTAAAAGAAACTATTGTGTTTGATATGATTGCAGATAGTTCAGCTAAGGATAAGAAGTTAGCTAAGAATGAAAGAGCAAGTTATTCTTATAATGAATATCTAAAGCAAGAAAAACCTAATCAAATGTTTAATAGAGATATATATGGAGATGTTGCGATAGAGTTCAAGGCTTGACGCAGTAATTTATATATTATATTATACAGGCACTATCTATTAATTTAGGTAGTGCCTTTTTTTTAACTTAACCAAAGGAGGAAACATGGCAGAATACTGTCAAAACCCAGAGTGTTGTTATAAAAAAACAACATCACAGATAAGGGGAAACAAAGGTAATAAATATTATCAGTCTAACAAGGCTCATCAATATTATTACGATATGTTTTGTTCTCAAGGTTGCTTTCATAAGTACTTTGATATACATAAACAGGCAATACAAAATGCTATTCCAGAAATTGGAAAGCAAACTGTAGAAGTAGAAAACGCTTGGGCTTTTAGGCACGAGTGGACTTACAATAGTGGTAGTGATAGAGATAATTACTTCTTAGTAAATAAACTAATGGGTATTAAACATACAATCACTAGAGAACAAGCACAAACACAAGAGCAACTAGATGATGGGCATGGTTGGAGAACTAAACCAGACTCTTTAGCAAAACCTCTAGCAGAAGAACTAGGTTTATCCAAAGCCTAGTTGACACATCAAATATAATATAGTACTATATAGACATCACTCAGTTATCTGGGTGGTGTCTTATAACAATCCATAACAAAGGAGTACTCATGGATAAACAAAAAGATATAAGACTGAACGCAAGCAAACGACAATCATTAGTAAAAGATTTTCGTAAGCATTGTGAGTCAGTTGATACGCCAGAAAAAGAGGCGTTCTTACAGGCAAGAGAAGAAGCTAAGTCTACTATTGATTCAGCTTTTCAAGTTGCTAAAGAAGTAGTTGAACGAAGATTCCCATTGGAAGATGTCGCAACACTTCAAGAAATGCAAAGAAAACATAACACTATTGATTGCGTAGCAAAAGATAGTTGTTTCTTTTTCAATGCAACAGATGTAAAAGTACTAGACAATTACAATGATGAAGTAGATAAATCTAAACACTTCTCATTTGAACTTGATGGTGCTGTTGATTGCAACTATGGTAGATATAATCATGGCAGTTCTACATCTGGTCAAAACTTTTCGTTTGCTTATTATCGTGAAGATATGAAAGCAGTAGGTCTTAATCCAGACTGTAATATTGAACACGATATCAAGTCAGAAGATGTGACTTCAAGTTATAGACGAGATAATAACCCATACTTATCTACTTGTAGAAATGATAATCACGCATGGTTAAGTGGTCGTAGTGCTAGTAGTGATAAGTATAGTGAATGGAAATCAGACTATGGATTATACATAATCGGTAGTGGTGGTTGTCGTTCTCGTGCTATCCCATGTTCAGACTTAGAGTTTCAGAAGTTTGAAATGATGATACAAGCTAAGCAAGAGTTAGTAACTAGACATACCAAGTGGATTGAGAGTGTAGTTGCTAAGGTCAAAAGATTCCAAGAAGGAATTAAACAGATGACCAAGTTCTCTCAAGTTGAGAAGTTTGCTAATCATGATAAAGTGAAGTGGACTATCTCTCCAGAGATACTTGCTGACAAGATTGGTATGGATATTGTAGTATCAATAGATGATTTAGCAGATGCTATTGATAATATATCTAAACCAAAACAAGATAACAAAGCTACTATCCTTGCTTGGAAACAAGCAATGGGTAAAGCCTAACAATCATACAGGGTTAGGGGAGAAATCCCCTAGCCTTTTTTTTGCCATAACAATAAGGAGAAATTATGAAGTGGAATGAACTAGATTATAAACTTAGCAGTATTCATGGTAATGAAAAGAGAAAGAGTGATAATGTTGCAGTTAAAATAGTAGATAGAAATGGTATGTTATTAAATTATGTTACCAAAGTAGAATACAAAGAGGACTATAGTGAGCCAGATAAGAATGGTCTTTGTAAAATTACTGGGCAGTATCTTGAAGTGGTTATTAATTAATATATCTCCCGACTATAACCTAAGGGGTATATATGTATAGTATATATACTAGCCTCCCCCAATGGACAATGGAGTATAACATATTTGAACAGAAAAATCAAGCAACAGAAAGGAAAAAATATGTGTAAAGTTGACGCAGAAGTAAAAGTATGCTATAAGTGTAAAAGGACAGCAGTAATAGTAGAAAATAAACAATACTACTGTGCTGATTGTATGCTAATCAAACAAGGAATTTATTATGGAATGGATAAAGGGAAACTTAAATATAAAAGATAAAACACCAGAACAGAAACTAGCTATTGCAGTTATTCAAACTAACTTTGAAGATGCATTTGGTTTGAATGATTCTTTTCTTAGAAGTTCTAATAAACAAATGAATATGAAAGTAGCTAGAGATTGGTTTAATTCTGGTCAATGTGATTTCTGGTGTGACTGTGCAGGTACAACAGGCGACCACATCAGAAGATTATATAACCTATTGACTGAAAGATATAATTCTGGTAAGATAAACATTAAAGATATTAAATGGGCAATACTTAGATTAGAATTAAAACTGTGAACATATTTCATTTACACAAAGATACTGAGATTTGTGCTAGGTATCATTGCGACAAGCATGTAGTCAAGATGATACTTGAAACAGGTCAGATGTTATCAACTGCATATCAACGCCATTGTGGTATTGATGATAGTTTATACAAGCCTGCATATCCTAAACACCCCATGACTATATGGGTTGGAGAATCCTTAGGTAATTATTTATGGTCATTAGATTTGCTAGGTCATTTGCTTAATCAGTATCGCTACAGATACAACAACAAAGTACACAGTACAGGCAGAATACTAAACAATCTTTTAAAACTCACAGACAAAGTAAAAGATAAATTCAAATACAAATCATTTCTTATACCACCATTGTGTATGCCAGAAGAATACAAAGAAGATAATTACATTCAAGCCTATCGTAATTATTATGTTGGCGAAAAGAAACGCTTTGCAAAATACACATTAGTTGACACACCAGAATTTATGTTGTAATATACATAGATAAACACAAGGAGAAAACATGACAGTAATAAAAGGCGATAGCCAAAACGACTTAAGAACATTTGTGTTTGAAGATGGTTATACACTTCAGCAGAATATGTTATTAAGAGCATTAAAAATGCAAGCACAACATGGAATGCTTATGACTAATCCTAGAGTGACAGGATATACTTCCTTTGCTAAGGCAGTCATTGGTAATTTTAAACTAGACGATAAAGCACCTAAGACTTGTAAAAAACTTTATGAGTATTTAGTTGAGAAAGGATATTATGAAAGCATTAATAGAAAAAGTTAATCAACTATCATTGTATTACAGAACTGAAATAGTCTGTTTTATATTTGGTTTTATATTAGGAGTAATAGTAATATGAGTAAGTTAAAACAAATAGAAGATAAGATAGGTAAGTTATCTAACCCAAGTAAAATGCCTGCATTTGCTTGGGGGATACCTACTGAGTATTGTAATACAGGTATGAAGTTAGCTAAGATTGAAGGAACTATATGCAACAAATGTTATGCAGATAAAGGTTGTTATGTATTTCCTATGGTTAAAGTTGCATACCAAAAAAGATATGACGCAATAGAAATGCCAGAATGGGTAGACTACATGGTAGAATTATTGACTATCAAGTACAAAAACCTAGATAAATCAAGGCTTTTTCATCGTTGGTTTGACTCTGGAGATTTGCAATCTGTTGAGCATTTACAAAAAATATTTGAGATATGCAGACAGACACCACATATAAAACATTGGTTAGCTACTAGAGAATATCAAATAGTAAAACATTTTAAAGAAGAAGATGTTCCAGAAAATTTATGTTTGCGTGTATCAGCATTAGAAGTTGATGGTGCAATACCTAAGTTCTGGCAATGGACATCTGGTGTGCATAAAGATAAAAGACATAAAGGTAAAGAGTGTCGTGCATATACAACTAATAATGAGTGTGGCAGTTGTCGTGCTTGTTGGAATAGAAATGTTAAACAAGTAAGTTATAAGGAACACTAATGATAAAGAATCCAGACAGACTTAAACTAACTATGAAGTTAGAGGATAAGATAAAAGAAATTGGTGGCAGAGTCACAAGTTCAAACTCTTATCTTGATGGGTATGGTGCAGTAATATCATTTACTTTTAATGGTAAAGACTTTCATATAGATTTACTTGACGAAGCAGTACTAGATAAAAATATTTATTAACATGACATTTGCTTGGCACCACCCAAATTTTTATAAAAAGTTAAAAGATAACTTGACAAATAATATAAATTATGATAAGGGAATAGACAATGAAAAAATACAAAATCAGACTAACAGGACTAGGAATAGAGGCAGTAGCAGTAATTCCATTCAAACAGGAACCGACTTACGAAGAAATAGAAAATGAAGTAGCATTCTATCTTAATGAAAACTTAATGAAGGTAGAGGCTAATGATTTTTTTAGAACAGATAGATACTCTATTACCTATGAAGAACTTACAGTATAGGAGTAGCATTGAATATATCACAACAAGTAGAAGTAATACAAGGACTACAAGTACCAGAAGAAACTAAACAAAGAATGGATTGTCCATTCTGCCATAACACAAATACATTATTGATAGATACAACTGATGATAAAATTAGTTGGTATTGTTTTCATGCCTCATGTTCTGCTAAGGGTAGACATCAAGGAGATAAGACTATACGATATGTAAATAAAACATTTTCCAAACAAGAAACTTCAGGCGAGCCTAAAAAATTTTTAGTGCCAGATAGTTTTAAATCTCCATACTCAAATGAAAAAGCAATGAAGTATCTCCAACAAAATAATTGTTGGGATTCATTCTCTATGAACAGAGCAGATATTAAATATGATGTAGCACAAGAAAGAGTTGTGTTTATGATTAAGAATAAATACTCAGATGAATATGTTGGTGCAGTAGGTAGAGCATTAGATAAATCTGTATATCCTAAATGGTTTATGTATGGTAGTAAAAGTGTTCCATTTATTTGTGGTCAATGTGATGATGCAGTTATAGTTGAAGATTGTCCATCTGCCTGTGCAGTATCTGGAGTCTTGACAGGTATAGCTATCATGGGAACATCATTAGCTAATACACATCTTGCACATATCATGCAGTTTAAAACTATTCATGTAGCACTTGACCGAGACGCTACAACTAAATCATTTGCTATTGTAAAAGAATTAAGAGGAAAAGGATTTGATAATGTTAAGGTTAAACACTTGACAGAAGACTTAAAATATTATAATAGCGAACAGATAAGAAATATATTTTATGGAGAACAAAATGACAGATAGACCACACCCAGACAATCCTAACTCAAAAGACTTTGATGCAGGAAAATATGTAAAGATGAACAGCGTTGAAGAAGAAAATAAAAAACTAAAAGTTGAAATAGAAAGACTTAAAAGTTTATTGCATGGCTCTAGTTTAGATTTAAAACAAGCAGAAGAAGTCAGATTAAAACTAGCAAAAGAAATTGATAGATTATCTGAGATAGTTGATTACTTAAATGATAGAATAAGAAAATTTAATAACGGCATATGAAAGGAAACACGATGGAAAAACAGCTAATTAAAATGATGCTCAATAAAAAGTTTTATAATGAGTATAAGGGAGTTATATCTCGTAGTATATTTGAGGGTGAACTTGGTTCATTCTTTGAGTCACTACAGAAAGCACATAAAGATTATGATGGCGATTTAAAAGTTGATGATGTATACACTTTGCATGTAGGTAAATTTAATCCTGCATTAACTAGAACTGCTAAAGAAAAGTTTGAAGAACTTGTAACTGAAATAAAACAAGTCACAGACCCAACACCTGCTATAGCAAAAGATATAGCAAACATAATGGTGGATAGAGAAACTGCTCAGAAAATTGCCATTGAAGCTACAGAAATATTTAATGGTAAGCCTGCAAACTTTAGTGAGATTTCAAAAATAATTGAAGGTCATAAAAAAAATTTGCCAGATGAAGATATAAAACCTGTAACAAATGATATAGGAAAAGTCATTGAGCAGTTGTCAGTAACTACTAAATGGAAATTTAATATACCTGTACTATCAGAAAAAGTTGGTGGAATCGGCCCAGGCAATTTAATGATTGCATTTGCTAGACCAGAGACAGGTAAGACTGCTTTCTGGGTTAGTTTAGTTTCAGCACCAGATGGTTTTGCATGGCAAGGTGCAAATGTACATGCATTTATAAATGAGGAACCTGCAGTAAGAACTCAAATGAGAACTATATCTTGTTCAACTGGATATACTAGAGACGATATACCAGACAATATGAAAGAAGTACATTTTACATGGTCAAAAGTAAGAGACAATATAAAATTATTTGATGTAGTTGATTGGACATTAGATGACATAGATGCTCACTGTGAAAAGCATAAACCAGATGTTGTAGTAATTGACCAACTAGATAAAGTAAATTTAGATGGTAAGTTTTCTAGGTCAGATGAAAAGCTACGAGCAATTTATACAGGTGCAAGAGAGTTAGCTAAGCGTAGAAACTGTGCTGTCATAGCAATATCTCAAGCATCTGCTGAGGCACATAATAGAAATAGTATATCGTTTGATATGATGGAAAATTCTAAAACTGGAAAAGCTGCTGAAGCTGATTTAATTATTGGTATAGGTAGAAATCAAAGTTTAGATGAAGCAAACACAAATAGAACTTTGTGTATAAGTAAAAATAAAATAACAGGCTATCATGGTGAACCTAGCTGTGTTATTAGAAGGGATATAAGTAGGTACGAAGGATGATTACAGTAGTAGATGTAGAAACAACTTTTCAAAAAAATAAAAACAATGGGTTTGACCCATCACCATTTCATGCTAACAATAAACTAGTTAGTGTTGGATTAGATTCTAAGTATGGTTTAGAGTATTACTTTACACACCATTCAGAGAAAGTTAGTAGAGGTGGTGTAGCTAGAATACAAGAAGTACTAGATGAAACTACATTATTGATAGGTCATAATTTAAAATTTGATTTGATGTGGTTATTAGAGTCTGGATTTAAATACACAGGTAAAGTATATGATACTATGATTGGAGAATATATTTTAAACAGAGGTATTAGAAAATCTTTAACACTTCAGATGTGTTGTCAGCGTAGAAAAATAGGTATGAAAGATGATCGAATAAAAGATTTCATGGACAGAGGTGTATCTTTTGATAACATACCTGCTGATTTAGTAGAGGAGTATGGTCGTAATGATGTTGCTATTACGAGAAGACTATTTGATTCTCAGATGGCAGACTTTAGATTACCTGCTAATAAAGATTTAATTAAAACTGCTAAGACTATGGGTGAGTTTCTTGTTGTATTAAGTGATATGGAACGCAATGGTATTTATGTAGACTTAAATGTATTAGAAAAAGTTAATGCAGAATACAAAGCAGAAAAAGAATATCTAAGTCAGAAAATAAATAAAATTGTATATAATAAAATGGGTGATACTGAAATTACTTTATCAAGTCCAGAACAATTATCTTGGTTAATCTATTCTAGAAAACCTGTAGATAAAAAAGAATGGTCAAAGATATTTAATATAGGTGTTGATAAAGCTACAGGTAAAAATAAAAGAAGACCACAAATGTCTAGAATACAGTTTAGAAAAATTGTACAAGCTAATACTGTACCTGTATATAAAACTACAGCTAGTAAATGCACTGACTGTAATGGTAAAGGCGTTATAAAGAAAATAAAAAAAGATGGAACACCATTTAAAAAATATCCTAAGTGTACAGAATGTAAAGGTAGTGGATTTGTTTATCATAACATGGCTAAACTTGCAGGGTTTAATCAGATACCTAAAAGTGTTTATGATGTATCTGAGTCTGGTTTTAGATCAGATAAGATTACTTTAAATAAATTAGCAGCTGAATCTGAAGGAGAGTTAAAAGATTTTTTAGATTCTATTGTTAGATACAATGCAGTAGATACTTATCTATCTACATTTATTGATGGTATGAAAGAGCATACAGATGATCATGGAATGTTACACCCAAAATTTATGCAAGCTGTAACAGCAACAGGAAGATTATCAAGTCGTGATCCTAACTTTCAAAACCAACCTAGAGGAACTACATTTCCAATTAGGCAAGTAGTAAAGTCTAGATTTAAAAATGGTAAGATACTTGAAATAGATTTTGCACAACTTGAATTTAGAACTGCTGTATTTATGGCACAAGATAAACAAGGTATGGAAGATATAAAAAATAATGTTGATGTACATAAATATACTGCAGATATTATTGGTGTATCAAGACAAGATGCAAAAGCACATACCTTTAAACCATTATATGGTGGAGTATCTGGTACTGAAAATGAAAAGAAATATTATAGTAAGTTTCTTGAAAAGTATAAAGGTATTAAAGAATGGCATGAGCATTTACAAAATGAAGCAATAAGATTTAAAAGAATTAAAATACCTACAGGTAGAGAATATTCTTTTCCATATGCTGAGAGAATGCCTTGGGGTGGTTCTAGTTATGGTACTCAAATTAAAAATTATCCTGTGCAAGGATTTGCTACAGCAGATATAGTACCACTTGCTTGC